TTTATGCCTTCTCTTCTTCCTTCAACAGTTTGAGGAACATCTGATATAGTCCCTCCATTCTTCCATAGGCTTCAATCTCCCACGGACTCTCCCAGTATGACCAATCAAGTTCACCTGTATATGTATGCAGTCTACCCATGAAACGAGAACGCTGACCATCTGTATAATCGAAGATCTCGTTGTTGATATATTGCTTAGCATGAATTAGTTCATGCCCGAGATCCTTAAGAGAAGTTTTATATTTCGTGATCCGCTTCTTGGTGATCTTATTGATTACCTTCTTGTTTAAGGTGATCGTGAATTTCTTTCTCTCACCAACGAGACCATCATAAGTTAGCCATGCGCTAATCTCTTTCAGTTCCTTACATTCTTGTTTGTTGGTAAGCTCATCTGGAGTCACAAACCTGATAACAATTATTGTTCGCTTTAGGTTTGTGTTAGATACAAATCTTGATAAACAGAAGTATGCGTACTTCTTGATTAAATTTGTATCACGAAGATCTATACCTGTTACCGTGAGCATTCATCTCTCCGATCTAGTTGTTCACCTTATTTAGGGAATTAGCCAAGAAGCATTCTCTGCGGAGAAGATTCTTCTGATTCTGTGGTAAAATTCTTAACAGAACTCACGCGAAAAGAACGCCAATCGTCTTGTTCTACGTCAAACACGCGCATAACGTCACCAGGAACTTCTGTGAGGATCTCACCAGAGTGCTTCGGACGCTTATTCTCAGGAATCAGATAGGGAGCGATGGTGCAACGCATAACACGTTCTGCGCCATCAACCTTCGTGAATGTAACCGTGACTGGACCGAGGCTCAACACACGAGCCAATGTTTCTCTTGAAATCATAATACTTCCTTGGGCGGCAACAATTTTACTACCCTCTTAAAGTATTTTACTGTGTAATTGAGTCCAAAGTCAAGTGTAATTGTAGGTTCCCAACCGTATTTCTGGTAAATCTTTGAAATGTCAGGTTTTCTTTGTTTGGGATCATCCTCTGGGAGAGTGAAATATGCAATGCCAGATTTAGAGCCAGTTATTTTTAGAATTGTCTCTGCAATCTGATTCATTGTATATTCATCTGGATTACCAACATTGACTGGCTTATTGTAATCCCCTTCCAAAACTTTAAGAATTCCATCAACCGTATCTTCCACATAGCAAAAACTACGAGTCTGTTGTCCATCACCATAAATTGTAATCTTATCACCCTTTAGTGCCTGCACGATAAAGTTTGAAACAACTCTACCATCGTTGATTGCCATGTTAGGACCATAGGTGTTGAATATACGAACGATACGTGCATCCAACTGTACTACCCTCTGAAAATCATATACAAGACTCTCAGCTGCTCTCTTTCCCTCATCATAACAAGAACGAGGACCATAACAATTTACATTTCCAAGATATTCTTCTGGTTGTGGATGAACCGAAGGATCGCCATAAACTTCTGACGTTGATGCCTGTAGAAAACGAGCACCTTTAAGATATGCCATGCCAAGGAGATTATATGTTCCTTGAACATTGGTAAGCATCGTTTGAATAGGATTGGCTTGATAGTGAACTGGAGAAGCTGGACAAGCTAGATTCACTATACGATCATATTTTTCTGAATCGTCATAAGAACAAATATCAGCATTCACAAATTTAAAGTTTGGTATTTTGAGAAACTTTTTGATGTTATCTTCAGAACCAGTACATAGATTATCTACTACTGTTACACGATGACCTTCTTTCAAAAGTCGCTTTACCATATGGGATCCGATAAACCCCGCACCGCCAGCTATCAAATAATTCATATAATCAATCCTCAAAAACATTATGTTGTAATGTACTCATACCCATATTTAGCAATATAATAACTGTCAACTATATCTGTTACAGGACTGCCCAATTTCTTATTTGGAAAAAGAAGTTTCTGTAAATCAAGTTTAGTCTCTGCTATGAATGCTTCAACCATTTTCTCTTTATCAGCATTGCCTTTTCCAGTAGCAAATTTCTTTATTACTGTCGGAGCAACTACATGTTGTTTAAATCCAAATTCCCAAATTTTATGTTTCAACAGTCCACAATTTTCAGCAATGTGAAATACACGTCCCTTAGAACCAAACGAATAATCTTCTATAAAACAAATGGGTACTGGATTCAATGGAAATTTAGATAGAAAGAATTCTGCGATTTGGTCATATCTTTCTTCCTCAGAATAATAATCGGAATGAAGTGTTCCTACTATTCTACCATTGGCAAATACACCAGTATCTTTCTTGACTGTGGTTAGATAATAAAACTGAACGTGTTGTATGTCCGGCTGCTCCATAATACAGATAGCAGGACAGGATAGACTATAATCTATCCCAATAATAGTCATTCGTCATTCTCATCATCATCTTCAATGTCGTCAGTTTCTCTATCGACATCACCAGACTCTTCTATTTCTTCTCCGCAAAAAGGGCAATAACTAGGTTCTGGCATTGTTACTCCTGAAGTTTCGTAAGTGAGTTCCCATTCAGACTCGCAATTTTCGCAATCTAATTGTGTGCTACGTTTCATAGTTCACATACTCCGGCTGAACATGCTAATTCCTTAGCACTAGTTGTAGTATCAGTTTCTTCTTTAAATAACGTCCAATCAATATTAACGTTTTGAGACGCTAACAACTCATTATACTTAGTATCGTCTATTTCCTCATACGGAGCCTGACGATATGATCCAGTGTCACGTGGTAGAAACGATACACCGGAAATAACATTGATATTTTTATATACCCATGCTCCTACTTCCATCCATTCATCATCATCAACATATACTGTAATGGATGGCTTATGTTCGCACCAATTTTCCTGATAGACTTTCCAAAGTTCTAATTGCTGAATAGCATTTACATCTTTAACTAGAATAGAACCTTCTGGTGCCTTCATTGGGAATGAAAATACCCAATTGCTCTTACCATAGAAATCTTCTTCCGCTTGATAGCCATGAGAAATCATAAACTCAGCAAGTGGATCTTTTTTGTCTACGCGCACGCGACGGATATAATATTGAGAATATCGAGGATGGATTCCAGAAGCAGAATCTACCAATTGACTTACAGTGCCGGATGGTTTAACGCAAGTAATAGCAGCAGATGGTTCTACATCTAAAATTTTTGCATAATCTTTATTGATCTTAACTGCATGCTCACGCAAGTTAGCTAACATAGAACCAGGTCCTGAACCACCCTGATCAGCATACTGACCTGATAGATAAATATTGTCCATGATGCCTGTTAGAGAAACGCCTAACAAACGTTCTTCCTCTGTATTGGTTTTCCATTTCTTATTTAAGTATCGGAAATCGGAAAGTGTGGATTGAAGTGTTCCAAGAATGGTAGCAAATTTAACTTTACGCTTCAGGGATTCAAAATCATCACCGGCGCGCACAACTACCTCAGATAAATTACAAAACTGATAAGGACGTAGAATAATCTCTGCGCATGGATTAGTACCATAGTCAACATCTACACTCCTTCGTTCATATTTGGCAGCTATCTGTTGAGATGCCTTACGAGAGAAGATACCTCTTTCACCAGAACGTGATGTATGAAGAGCAACCCACTCATTCATGAATGTTGCCATATCAGGCTTCTGTTCATAAACAGCAGAAATATTTGCTAGAGCACGGTGCGGATTCTCAATCCACCAATTACCACTTTTGGCATGACGAAGTTGATCATCATTCAAATCTGTTAGAGAAATCAAAGCAGAACGACGAACGCCACCACAAACAACGATGTCTGCAATCTTACAAACGATGTCATGGCATTCGAGAGTTGTCAGCTTGCGTCCTCGTGCCTTCTGAAAGATATTAAGCGTGAAACGCATCAAATCAACAAGAGGCTCAGGACCAGAAGCGCGTCCCCCGAACGTTTTTAAACGCTCCCCTGCGGGACGGAGTTTAGAGATATCCCAGAGAGGAATCTTACCAGAATATAGAAGGGAGAGAAATTCACGGAATCCAGTTGCCCAACCCAATTTGGAATCTTTGAAGACAATCATGGTATCAGTCGGATGTAACTCATCAGGGACTTCAGAAAGCTTGTTTGTGTAACGAGATTCTACAGAATATCCGACGCCAGTTCCGCACATTAGAATGTACATGATCTCATCAAATGCTTTTGAGCTATCAATGGGAACATATGAACAATTATATCCCGCAACATTGTCCTTATCAAGTGCTGGTCCTGCAGTCATCAATGCGCGCATCGATGGCATTACTTCTAGATTAAGTATGGCTTTGCGTAGATCGTCCCAAGGCACCTTAGCATCCTTGTGACGATCTTTAAAGAAGTTGATATATCTTGTGACAGTTTCTTCCCACGTCTCTCTGCGTTTCAGTTCATCGTTGTATCTGGCGTATCTAGAAATATGAATAAATTGTGAATACAGGGTGGGCAATGTCTTGGACATTATAACCTCTTTATTATGTTTTGTTTGGGGGATGTGTATATAGCTTAGATTGAATTTCTAAATGCTTTTACACAATGGGGGACGATTGGTTCGATTAGCTGAAGCATGGCTTGAGCATAAACACGAATTTCATATTGAGAATGTTCATGCATTCGAAGCCTCAGGAAGTGAAATAGATTATGAAGGTCAACAGACGCGAACATACGCGAATATGCCGCAACAGGTAGAACTGCGCGGGCAAGTTCACGTGGGCAGCCTTCACCAATTAACTTCTGATATCGGTCAAATGATTCAACACATTGCTGCGCAATAGTCTCTGCGATTGCCTTAGCGTTTGGATGCTGTTCAGTTGTACGCATCTGTTTGTTAGATGTAGACTGAGTTGTTATTTGTTCT